TACATCTTCTTCAGTCATTTCTGTGTAAGCAAGACTAATGAAAGGTTGATCGTTGGCAGACTTCTTAGTCCAACCGCTGATCCAATACCACTTACCACCAACCATAGCCTTACCACGGCTATTTGGGTGAGAATCCTTCATGCGCTTCTCATTCTTAAAGAGGGCGCCTGAGTTGTTCTGGTCGTACTTAACAGTTTCTTCTGCACCAACCAGATCTTCTGCAACTACTTCCTGCTTATTTACTTGAGTCATCTTTATATCCTTTCAATTACAATTGTCGGCACTATTGCCATTTACTTCATTTTACAAGGCTCTAGGCTCTTGTTCAAAAAGAGCTAAAGCCAAGGAAGAAACACGGAGCCGAAGCCCGCAATACCTTATTTACAAATCCTTGCATACTTACGGAGATAACCATCTATCTCTTCTGTTGCAATGAGATTATATGTACGAGATTTACCATTAAGAACAAAGGTATGTTTCTCAATGTCACCTGCACACATATTATCCCAAATCTCTTCCATGATGTTATCAACTTCTTCATTGCTTGTAACTTCATGCACTGTAGCTTCCATTAACAACACCTCAATATATGATAACCTATATGATAACTTACAGAACTAGTATATGCAGTAATAGCTACAACATATATACCAAAGCAAGATGTTGCTCTGCTCTTGCTCTGTGCTTTTGATCTGTTTCAAATAGAGCTAATGTATTTGATGTAGTAAGAACTTGAAGCCCTCACACATATAATTTATACATCAGCAGGATTATCTACGTTCGACCGGTATAATTTATTGCATATACTCCAGAGCAATACATAGGTAGCATAGTCTGTAAGCCCCATGATTCAAGGGCTGCCATAAGACTATAGCAATATTGTATCCAATAAATTAGAAGGGCTATGATTCAAGGGCTGAAGAAGAAAGAAAAAGATTAGCAGCCCTTGTATTAATTAAAGATAAGAAAAAAGAGAGAAGCGTGGTGTGTCCGTCTACCACACTTTTCTGTATTAATTGCGAGCACAGATTCCAAGTGTTAACAGACTTGATTCGTCTGCCAAGAGTCTAGAACATCTTGTTGGTCTACTGTAGCTTACAGAACATGACGCTCTTGATCTTGATTTTAAGCTCTTGATCTTTTTCAGAAAGAGCTAAACTTGAAGTCTGCACGGAGTCCTTATGTTGGACTAATACCTAGCGATAGCTCACAGACTTCTAGCTTCTTTGATTCTTGATTCAACTATATATACTAATTAAATAATATATATAGGTGAATCAAGGCTGTACAAGCCCTTGATTCGTCTGCTGCTTATTCGAAGAAATATGCTCCTTCTATCTCTAACATTGATTCATTGAATACATTCTCCACAATATTCAGCTTGTCATAATCAAATCCTACTTGATCACACAAATGCTTCAATGGATTGTTATCAATGAATATAGTCTTGTAAGCTCGCTTGATACATCCTTGCAACAAGTGAACACTAGCAGCATCACAACGGAAGCAATCATGAATACTTACAAAGCCCTTGATTCCAGCTTTCTTAGCTTCAACTGCCACAGTTCTTGCTATCAAAGCATCTAAGCCTTGAATGAAGTTGACTAGGAACGATGTTGCAAACCTCTCAACATCATACTCATTAGTCTTTATGGTAATGCCTGTGTTATCTATCTTACTACCAAACTCAAGTATCTTTTGTGCATCATACCTGATCTCAGTATAATCACGAGTTATCTCCTCCATACGATAACTAGCATGATCTACAACAGTACCATCAATATGTGTATAGATGATATGTGTCACATCATTACTCAAACACATCTCCTCAATGTGTTCTGCAAAGGCTTGTTGGAAGTTGGTTATCTTAGCTCCTAATACTTTCTTAACAGCATTGATAACAAGGTCAGCACGTTGATCATCATCTAGATCAGGATGCAGACTCAACAGCTTACTCATTAACACCTTACATCCTTTAACAGCAGGACGACCACCACTATACATGATAGCCATGTAAGCCTTCTTAATATCTTCCCTGAGAATACGATGATCTAACTTCTCAACTGTCAGGTGATATGGATCAGGTATCCTTGTGCTACTAAAACCACAGGCTTGCAGTAATCCTAACTCATGGAACAAGATAGCATATATCTGTGTACCAGATGACTTAGCATCATCACCTATTGATATACGGCAGTCTACACTACCTTTAACAATGATCTGAGCTATATCAATACACAGTCTCACATACATGAATGGTGATTTAACTTTACAGTCATCACCCTCATTCAGATATTGTGCAAGTGCCTGAGAAGGCTTGATAGCTACGTTACGGATATAACGCTCATCAAGATACTTGTCATCACTAACACAATCTGCTAACTCTACAAGCAACTTCTTATGAGCATATGATCCAGCATGTACAATGCTTACATTCTGTGAAGAATATAAAGCACGATTCATATCATCACCTTGTGGGTTAACACCGTATGTAGCTCTGAAGTACATACGTCCACGGTCATCCATATCATACTCACTATAGTATGAACTTGATGGATGTAGAGATTGTGCTCCTTTCAATGTTGCAAATGCTGACAACCAAAGCTCATGTTTATATGTTAGCTTCTTAGTTGCAAGTACCACATTCATCATATGCTCATTAGTAGAGTATTCTGAACTCTGGAGATAATCACATGCTTCAACAGCTAAGATACTTGCAGCAACCAAGTTCTTCTTGAAGTAGTGAACACGACGATCAGCAGGATCACTTGATGTAAGTGGGCTGAACTTCATTCCCTTCATTATCAAGCTCTTGAACTTAGTGCTAGGGATGAAGCCATAATCTTCATCCTCTTGCAAGAAGCCACAAGTAGCAAGATACTCCCTTACTGGTTGAGATGCTATCTCTGTCTCTTTCCAGTTAAACTTATCACGATTCTTCTTAATGAAGTAATCAAGATACTCGAAGTACTCAGCCTCAAGATGATGTAGTTCATCAGCTTCTTTGCAGTTATATATTGTGGCAAATACTGCCAAGGCCATTATCTGCCTTTCTACAATATTGAACACAAAGAACTCCTCTCTCCTCATAATACTCACGAAGATGCTAGGTACAGTAGATTGAATCATGAACTCATAGTTCTTCTCTACTGTTGTCTCCTCGAAGTGTATGGTACGAAGATCATCAACTTCGATCTTGTTGATCTTGTTGACTTTGTTAGCTGCTTTCGCAGACGCCAGTGTTAATGCTTTCATAGGTGTTGCTCCTTTAGTTACAGTTGAAGTTACAGTGTTGAATACATTATTCATGGTTATTCTCCAGTTACAGTTATGTTAGAAAGGTAAAACTTCACGGTTATCTTCAATCCAATTGTAGAGTTCAACATCCAACTCCTTATCTTCCATCTCCCTCCTGAAGCTATGTTCCCAGACTCTGATCTGATCAGCTATACCATCATCTTCAGCCCAAGGTGCTCCAAGCTCATAGTGAATGCCACCACAAGCATGATCCTCAGCTTGCGTTAGATACCATTGCTCATCGATATACTGATTCATGTCATCAATGATATTAAGTATTGCCAAGCGTTCCTTGGTATTCTCAATACCAAATTCCCTACGCAGACAATCTTCTGTCAAGATAGACCACATGTAGTTAAGTGTTAAGTTATTCATAGTTTGATCCTTAAGGTATACTGTAAGATGAACATCATTCTCAACTTGTTTGATCTTCCAATCTATTACACTACTCACACACTTCAACCTCTCAATAAACTGACACTCTATGTAAGGGCGAACACTACTAACAGCAGTGCCATAAATAGCCCATAACTCCATCTTACCATCAATGCTACCAATCTTCTTGATATCCAACAGTTCTTCTCCTAGTATGATGCAAGTGCTATTCTTCAGGGTGTTGTCAGCTTTAGCTTGAATGTTGCTCAGTTTGCGAATGAACATGGTTGTTGCTCCTTTAGTAGTTACAGTAGTGTTGGTAGTACAGGTGTTAGTTACAATAGTCATTACTTCATATCCTTTTCATTACATACATTAGCAACATACGTGTTATGTGCATGAGCATCATAACACACAATAACATCATTATCATTACCACTAATAACGAGCATTGCAAATAGCGTCACGGCTATTATGAGTGTGAGTAAGACATACATTATCTTAGTCATTACTTAGTCACCTTACGTAGAGTGTTAATAACAACAACACTAATTGGATAAGACGCAACAACACACATAGCCAAGATTGCAATAGTCATATGTTTCTCCTTAAGTACAACACGTATACATTGTGTATACATACATTGTACAAAACCTGAGTATATAGCAAAAGAGTCTTAAGAGACTCCTTATACCAGACACCCATAGTCGGACACATACTGTATTTTTATTTTTATTTAGGACACACACCGTATTTATAAAAATTTTACAAACGCTAAAGGACACACGTGGCTTCAGCCACTACTACACACTACACACACGGGATTTTAAAATTTTTTGCGACTGCGGAAAAAAGACATTGTATCAAGGGCTAAAAAAAAATTTTTTTATAACACAGACTATCTACTATATGTAATACTATATAATTATATTGGTCGATCTTAACTTTGGAAAAGATTATGCAATAACACTGTAGGAGGGAGCTAAAAAATATATTCTGAGCGTAAGCGAAAGAATATATTCTTTAGGTCACTCCGTAACAAATATAGATTATAAACAAAAGAAAGAAGAAGAAGAGCTTTCTTTTTATAATATTGAAATGGGAAAAGCTCCTTTTGGAGGGAGCTTTTCCTTATTTCATAAGTTACAATATTGTTAAAATACTATAATAGTATTGTTCACTTTTTTATTTAAAAGCTTTTTTAAGGCTCTTTTTCACTCATTTTTCCCAAAAATAGTTAATATTTAGCTAAATATTCCTTACTTTTGAGCGGCTTTTTGCAGTAAAACTTCCAGTGCGCGAGAGGTAACTTCTGCAGAATTCTGGCTTGCAATCAAAGCATCATCAGCAGTTTGTTGTGCTACAGCAATTTTCTGATCTTGTACAGCTTGTTGTGCAGCAACTTTGTCACGATAAGAAACAAATTCACCTTGAACCTTTTCTACGTCACCGTTAGTTGCACAGCCAGCCAAAACCATAGTTGCTACCAGAGCCATTGCAGTCATAAATACTTTCATTTGTATCTCTTTATATAATATTACTGGTCGAATGTAGATAAGCTCGACCAGTATAGTTAACTATTCCCAATTAAAGGAACAGTGCAATCAGCCCGACTGGAAGAATTTCCAAGAAGAACGAGCCAATGTTTTTGGGATAATAGTGGAAGTCAGCACTCTCGCTGGCTTTAGCCACATACTTATCCATCATTTCTTTATGCATAGCTGCTTGGTTAGTATCTCCCATTTCAGTATACATAACCCAATACTTTTGGTGTACTTCAGCCATTTTCAAGTTCTGACACATAGCAGACTCAAATACAGTAGAACCACCTGCACTAACAGTAGAACCAGAAGCACCCTCTTGACAAGACTGAGGGAACACTCCAGCAGCAGATGAAGCAGCTACATCTTTATTATTAGATGCGTCTACAAAAGTGTCAGTAGTAATATCAATAGAACTACTAGAAGAAGAACCAGAGCTAGAGCCGGAAGCTGCACTGGAACCTTCTGAGATAGCTTGTTGAATTTGCTGCTGCTTTTGTTGTTGCTCTTGTTGCTGTTGTTGTTGCTGCTGTTGTTCAGCAGTGCTTCTACTATTACCATTGTTGCCATTGTTGCCGTTATTACCGTTATTTAGTCCTGGAGGTATCTCAAATGGTGGTACAGCATAACTAACTGCTGAAACAGACATGAAGATACATACAACCAACATCTTTACAAGTTTCATTTATTTATTCCTTCTAGAATTGGTTTCTCCAGTTTGCCACAGGAAGTGCTGTGGCTCACTTAATGTTGTTCCACTTTAGGTTCAGGTGGCAATTCAATTGGTTGAGATACTTCGGGAGAACCTGCTGGAAGCTGTCCTCCAAATTCTACCTCAAACCATGCTTTACCTAAATAATATGAAACAGCATTTTCATCACCTGGAGGAACATAGTCTTCACCATATGTCTCCATTAAATACATAGCTTTAGTAACTGGAGGTGTCTTAGGCCCAAATACTGTTAGCATCTGTTGGTAATAACCAGCAGCTGTTTTTGGCTCACCTGTAGATAGTTCTTCATCGCTATTAAACGGTGTAGCTCTAGTTGCAGCTTGCAGTTTAGCTCTGGTAAGAACTTCAGGTCTAAATGGTTTAGATAGGGCTTTTAATTGAAAGTCGTGATTATCTAAGATTATCTCTTGTTCACTCCTCATTTCATCCATATTAATAAACCTCTTTATAATAAGTAAATATTCCATTAGGGTTAACTTGTTGAGAGAAGCCAAACTTAGCAAACACTCTTTGCCAACCTTTCCTAGTTGTATGGAACACTACTCTTTTAGCCTTAAACACCATACTGGCAACATCATTTATAGCTTCAAATGCAGCAGTTATTCCTGTTATATCATCAGGAGGTCTGATATAGCCATGCCATATAACAAGTTCTTCCCCATTCATAAAACAAGTGAAGAAACCTTTAGCAACTAAGTCTCTGCCGCCCACAACAAACAACACCCTACCACTGCATATCAAGTCCATCATCTGGTTAAGGTTTTGTTTTTGACCACACCTATCAAGCCCTTCTTCTAGTAAGGACATTTGAGGGAAAATACCTTCTGCATCACTAATGATACTAAAATTGATTTTCCCTTTCATGGCCAAGTGAACCAGTGGAATGTACCATTAACTGTACCAAACACGTTTGTAGGCATATTGAAAAATGCAACAGTGTTTGGATTACTTGCTGTCCAGCCCAGATTGGTTACATATAACTTTTCTATCATGTTATTGTCTGTAATACGAAGTGTCTTAGATGCAGGCGCTGATCCATATAAATTAATATATCCACCAACTCCTGGCATATAACGTAACTGATCTATTTGCACTCCATTATAATCCCCCTCAAAATACCCCGCTACATTTCGATGTGTGCCCCATGAGCCGCTTCCTTGATCCCAATTCTGACATTTAGTACCAGCCCATTTACCGTGGAAATTAGCTATTGATATCAAACTATCAGGGTCTGGTCTCTGGGCAAGCCCTCTCCATTGCGTATTATTGAAATTACAATTCAAAAAACTATAAGGCTGTGTATATCTAAGTTGATTTGCAATATCATCAAACCCTAACTCTCCGCTACTTGGAAGCGCCATTTTTAAGCTCCTCTATTTCGGCCTTTAGTTCATTTACCTGGGTCTTTAATGCCTTTATTGCTTCTATAAACAGGCCAGCCATATTGCCGTAAGACACCGCCATAAAGCCTTCATTATCTATGGTAATAGCTTCTGGATGCTGCTCATACACTTCCTGAGCTATGACACCCGTATCTCTACGACCCTCTACAGTAGCATTAGTTCGTTCAAATGTATAACCATTTAGGGCACACACCTTATCTAATGCACCATCTATCTTTTCTATATTCTTCTTCAGTCTGATATCAGAATATCCTACTATGTTACCGTAAGAAGCAACAGTACACGCAGCAGTTGCAGTGTTACCACTTATAAGCAAACCATCGCCTGAGTGTCTTACTTGACATGCAGTTGAGCCACCCCTATGAAAGCCAATACTAACATCACCACCATTACTATTGTTAGTTAACTCTAATTGGCCTGTAGTATAGGTAGTATTAGTACCAGTGGTCATATTAATGGTAACTTTGCCATTAAGAACTGGCTGGTTTGCGCTGATACCTTTATTAGTTTGGACAAATGCAGTAGTTGCAGCTTTATTTGTATTGTCATTAGCTGGAGGCGCTGGAACAGTGAAACTTGCTGCTGATACAACCATATTCCCACCAGCAGAAGAACCATTACCACCAGTCACAGACAAACGACCATCATGATCTGTAACAGTTGCACCTGAGTGAAAGTCTATATAAGCTGTACCGGCCGTACCATCTGTTCTGCCTAATTCTATCCCACCAACACCTTTAGTAGCTACACTAATTCCACCCTCAAAAGAGGCAGTACCAGTAAATGCAGGAGAGGAAAGGCTAGCCTTATTTGCAAGACCAATCGTTACAAACGCAGTTGTAGCCAGCTGAGTAGAGCTGATACCTTGCGTAGCTGTTGGTGCCGAAGGGATGCCGGTGAATGTGGGACTGCTAATATTAGCTTTGAGATTATCTTGACTATCGACGTATGTCTTATCTGCCTTTGGAGTGACAGAACTAACCAAGGCTAATGTGGATACATCTACACCGTTCTTCAGCAATTTTCCTGTTGTATCAGCCCATTGTGGCAAGTAGTTTAAGCTGCTTGTAGCTGGGCCTACTACATCGCCTTGACTTCCTTTATTAGCTTGTACAAAGGCTGTAGTTGCTATCTGCGTTGTATTAGTACCAACTGTAGCTGTTGGCGCTGTTGGCGTACCTGTGAAGGCTGGTGAATTTATATTAGCCTTATTGCTTGTATAAGATGCACCTATTAGATGTGCAAAAGCAGTTGTGGCTATTTGTGTATTGCTTACTTCACCTGTAGCTGTTGGTGCTGTTGGCACGCCTGTTAAGGCTGGACTAGCAAGGTTAGCCTTATTTGCAAGACCTGTAGTAACAAACGCAGTTGTTGCTAACTGTGTGGTACTAACGCCCTGTGTAGCTGTCGGTGCAGCAGGTGTACCTGTAAATGTAGGAGAATTTATATTAGCTTTAAGGGCATCTTGTTGATCTACATAAGCAATAGTGGCTAGTGAAGGATCAGTTGGGCCTTCTGGCCCCTGTATTCCCTGCTCTCCTTGTTCACCTTGTATACCTTGAATACCCTGTGGGCCAACATCACCTTGGTCGCCTTTATCTCCTTTTAAGCCTTGCTCTCCTTGAATACCTTGAATACCTTGAATACCTTGCTCACCTTGTGGGCCAGTATCTCCTGTAAGTCCTGTATCACCTACATCACCTTTATCACCTTTATCACCTTTAGGGCCGGTATCACCTACATCACCTTGTGGGCCTGTTAATCCAATTGGCCCTTGTATACCTTGTGGCCCTGTATCTCCGGTAAGTCCTGTGTCACCCTTGGCACCATCTACACCATCAGCACCTGCTGGGCCTTGTATACCTTGCGGCCCTGTGTCACCTACATCACCTTTAGCACCAGTATCACCAGTATCTCCTTTAGCACCAGTATCACCAGTATCTCCTTTTGGCCCTGTAGCACCAATATCTCCTTTTGGCCCTTGCTCGCCTTGTATACCTTGGGCACCATCTGCACCATCATTACCATCTAAACCAGCGTCACCAGTATCTCCTTTATCTCCTTTAACACCTTGTATACCCTGTTCTCCTTGTATACCTTGTGGGCCAACATCACCTTGATCGCCTTTATCACCTTTAGCGCCAGTAGCACCTGTATTACCAGTGTCACCTTTTGGCCCTTGGATGTTACCAGCATTAACCCATCCTGTAGGATTGGCGGCAGTTGTTAGGAATACATACATGTCACCAGCATTATAATCAACACCAGCAGCACCCTGATATATAATTGATTGACCTTCTAGTATTTGTAAGTCTGTAATAGGAACTCCAGGTGCATCCCAATCAGCAGGTATAAAACCATTTGTTGGCAGATCATTTGGAGTTTTAGTTGCACCAAAGGAACCAATGATAACAGTGGCCATACCATCTTCTCCGGTATCACCTTTGTCCCCTTTAACACCTTGTATCCCCTGTTCACCTTGAATACCTTGTGGCCCTTCATTTCCTTGAATACCTTGTGGGCCAGTATCACCAGTATCACCTTTAGCACCATCAAGACCATCAAGACCATCACTACCTGCTGGGCCTGTTAAACCTATTGGCCCCTGCTCTCCTTGTATACCTTGGTCGCCTTTAATACCTTGTATACCTTGATCGCCAGTATCTCCTTTCTCACCCTGTATACCCTGAATACCTTGAGGGCCAGCTTCACCTTGTATACCTTGCTCGCCAGCAGCGCCTGTAGCACCAGTGTCACCAGTGTCACCTTTATCACCTTTGACTCCTGTATCACCTGTATCACCCTTGTCACCTTTAGGGCCAGGAGTTAGCGAGATGTTAGCTAGGTCATCAACTGTTGCTAATGTAGCAATATCTACTCCAGCTTTAAGGAGCTTACCAGTATTGTCTGCATATTGTGGCAAGAAGTTAACTGTACTATTAGCAGGGCCACTAACATCACCACCACCAGCATTGGCAACACTAGCTGCTACGAATGCTGTAGTAGCAATCTGTGTAGTATTAGTACCTAATGTTGCTGTAGGAGCAGTAGGTGTACCTGTTAATACAGGACTATTCAAATTAGCTTTACCAGCAAGGCCAGCGAACACATAAGCAGTTGTCGCCAACTGTGTAGTGTTATTTCCTTGTGCTGCTGTTGGTGCAGCAGGAATGCCAGTAAATGTAGGAGAAGCTATATTAGCTTTGAGGTTATCAGCATTGTCTACATAAGTCTTAGTTGTAAAGTCAACTAAGTCTGCTGGAGTTGCAAATGTACTTACAGGAATACCACCTTTAAGGAGTTTACCTGTAACACCATTCCATTGTGGCAAGTAATTATCAACACTAGAAGCAGGGCCGACAACATCACCGTCTCCACCGACAGGACTTTGGTTAGCAAGAACAAAAGCTGTGGTAGCAATTTGTGTACTATTGTTACCAACTACTGCTGTAGGTGCTCTAGGAATACCAGTGAAGGTTTGACTTTCAACTCTTGCAAGTTCATTCCAAGGTTCCCAAACACTACCAAACTTAGTTCTGGTAAATACTCTCTCAGTTACGTCTGATTCATATCTCTGACTACCACTACTGGAAGATTCCATAATAGTATGTAGAGAACCACCTTCAGCAATAGGTATACCAGTGCTACCAGCAATAACTCTACCATAACTTGTCACAACAACAGCATTAGCATCTGTTACAGTAGGAGCATATCCAAGTAAACCACCAGCACCTACAAGCAACACTCTTCCAGCAGTAGCATCGCTCTGTGTTGTTTGTGTGGTAGCATAGGCACTATTACCAAGTACATTACCAGTTTTAATTAGCTTACCACTGTCATCAGCGAACAATGCAACTTGATTTATTGCCGAACTTGCAGGGCCAGTAACATCACCTCCACCAGCATTAGAAATACTCGCAGCAACATACGCTGTAGTCGCAATCTGTGTGTTATTACTTCCTAGCGTAGCAGTCGGGGCTGTGGGAGTCCCTGTAAGCGCCGGAGAGACGAGCGGAGCCTTGGCAGCTAGTAGGGTATCGGTTTCGCTTGCTCGCCTCACCTGCGAGCCGCTGGCCCCTGCTGGAACGATTAATGCCCCTGTCAGAGTGCCGCCAGACAGCTTTAGATAGCGTAAATCGTTCGCTGCGGTACTAGCTGTATATAAGTACCAGAAGCCTTTACTGGCACTATAAGAGATGTTAGCACCTACAGGACAAGTAGTAGGCTCTGGTGTTCCAGTAGATGAATCAGGAGGAATAACATTCAACACACCTTCTACGGTTATGGAGTACAAGTCTCCACTAGAGGCTCCAGTTGGTAGTTGTCCACCACTAGCATCCCAACCACTAATGAAGTTAAATCCACCAATAGATATATACTCAGATGGTATATGTCCAGTAGCATCTAAAGGAGCAACACCACTGTTAGCACCCTTTTGTGATAGTGGTATATATGTACTACTTACATCTGTAACTAAAGCATATTGAGGATGGTCATTATCTGCCAACCCTGTTAACGCTCCATGATCTACAACTGGTGTTGGTATAAAACCATTGATATTACCAGAGTGTATAACTTCATATTGTGTGCCTGGAGATGTGGCTGGTTCGAATTCTAGCTTATCTCCAGAGGCACTTTTAATGTTATTAGTAATTAGTTCATCAGTGGTAACACCACTAACAACAATCATACCATTAGCATCTTTAAGTACAGGTCTTACAAGTCCTGTTCTTACGTTTACACCGTTTTGCAATCCAACTAATTCTAATGGATTGTTATTATTGCCTAGTGGAAATTCACTAAACTTCTTACTAGCCATAGTTATCTCCCTACTTATATTTAACGCATTTCATCATAAGGATACCAGCAGGCAAGTTAAATGTATTACCTGTTGCGCCTGTAGTTCCTGATTGTGAAGTGGATCTCTGATCTGGAGCACCACCATCATCAGTGTAGCCACCAATGGGTTGTTGTGCTGTAAAGGTGTGAGTGTGGCTTTTAACTTCACCAGTAGTTGTAAGACCTGCATAAACACCAGCACCGTTAAGTGTAGGTTGCCAACCTGGACACCAAGGCATACCAAATGTTGTAGAACCATTACCAGCACCCCATTGAGTACCTATTGCAGCAAACAACTTTGCATATGTAGTTCTTGATATATCAGTTGGTTGAAAAGGTAGTGTTAGATAACCATCAGGAGCCACAGCACCAGCAAAGTCTATAACGCTTCCAATTGGTGTAGGCATAACTAAGCTGGCAATAAAAGCCCTAATCCAACTTGTGTTAACTACTTTTGTACTATCATCACTTTGAGGTACTGTAGGAACAGTAGCTTGTGTTGTTACATTAAGTGTAGTTAGTGTAGCTGTACTATTACTTACATTAACACCACTAATATTGCCACCAGAAATAGTTACGTTATTACTATTTTGAGTAGCAATAGTTCCTAATCCTAATGTATTTCTTTGTTCAGTGTTGTTGTTATCATCTAGTATGGCTAGTCCAGCAGCAGTAACTACTGCATTGTTTCCTTTAACCTTTTTACCAGTAGTTCCGTCAAACAACACCATAGAGTTATCTGTGGATGAAGCAGGGCCGGTAACATCACCAGTAGATTGTAGTACAATAGGATCTGTCATATAACCTCCTTATGTGTTAGAGACTTGTCTGTCAGTAAGAGCCTTAGCCCATATCTTCAGAGAGTTGTAAGAGTTAGTTATTTGGTAGTCAGGATTTAATACAATCTGACCATCTGTTGGTAGATTTACTACAGCAGGAACACTTGCATAAAGAAAACCTTGCACATATGTTCTTATAGTTGTTCCATCATATGTAACGCCAAACTTTAATGGAGTATTTACTACTAGGAAAGATGCTGGTAAAACTACTATTGATTTTTGTACACCACCTTCTGAGTATAGATATATTACACCTTCGGCATTCCTATAAAACCCACTATTCTTTGTTCCAGATGGATAACGCAATAACCAACCCCAAACACTTTGTGCAATACCAAGTTCACAATCTAATACTATTGTATAATTTTGAAAACCAGACAAATTATTTAGTGTAGGGTATCTTAAAGATTCTGAACTCAGGCTATCTAACTGTAATCCCTTAACGGATTGTCTAGGCTCATTAAGTCCAGCAGTTGCAGCTTTACCACTTTTATTTATATAGCCTCTGCCTGCTGGTGCAGTAAATACTACATCACCCATTCCATACTTAATATTAATACTATTTCTAAAGTCAACACCGAAGTCCATGAAAGGAGGTACAAATGTTGCTTCCACAGATTCCCTTAATGGTAGATAGTCTGCTTCTGATAATAGGTTAGTTGAAGCTCCAAGGTCATTGATAAATACAGCCTGAGAGGTAGCATCCAAACCAATCTTAGCAACACCTTTTTGAATGAAAGTACCGCCAGTATCACTATTAATTTTTGCATTTAAGTTAGCAGCACCTACACCTGTAGCTGCGTTCAAATGATTAACAAGTCCAGTATAAGAACCACCAGTTACAGGAACAGCACCAACTTGTGCTGCTGTAACTACATGAGGGTTAGCTCTGTTTGCAACGTGGTTATTAATGTCTGTTTGAGGTACATTAACTTTGGCGTCTATTTCAGCTCTTGTGTAGGTATCAAGGATAGCACAAGTAAGCTGATGAGGATTAGACATATTAGCAGTATGACTATTCCAGCGATTAACTTCTGTATCATACTGTGCCCTTGTAATCTGTATTGAAGATCTTTCCCATTGTGTAGCATTATTGTTCGGAGTAAGTGTAGTAGATGGAGCATTTACTTTAGATACATAAATAAAACCATCAGCTTCATTCCAAACTGTTGCACCATTAACATAAGTAATATCACTTCCCCATTGAAACTGACCACGTTCAGCTAGAGATAGTGTATTAGTATCATGTCTGTTGTTAATAAAGTTAAGCATCTGATAGATAGGGATCTCAGCAATCCAACCTAAGTTGTACTTATCTGCTCCAGGATCTATATTTGGTGTTGCTGGTGCAGCAGCCCAAACTCTCCCTAAGACTTTTGTATCCATAATTAATACCTCTTAAGTTTGTATGTTGAGTTTCTGTCTAGGAGTTAACCTATTAATCCATACTTGGAAGTTACGGACATTGCCAGTGTTTCCAAAGTAGTAGGTTAGTGAGTCTGATAGCAAGTGCATATCCCTTACAAACAAAACATCATTGAGAACATAAGCTATAGTACATTGTGTAGCACCCAACATGTCTGGAATGTCTATGGTTATAGTAGTATTAGCATTTAATTTAAGACCTTTTAATTCAAATGCTGGTACGTTGGGCTGTGCTACTTGAGCGTTACCAGACCTATCTGTATAAGCTAATGTCCCACTTCTACTATAAGTTATGTTGGCAGTAGAAGAAAGATCAAACTTTAGTGGTATTGATATATCTCTTACAGGTAATGTAAATAAACCATTATAAAGATTTCTAGCATCTATATATGTGTCAGCAGACAGTAGCATTTGCCACTTACCACCTAGTCTATAATCCGAAGTACCTAAGCCAATACCACCATCATTATCTCTGGCAAGAATAATCTTGTCAGAGTTGTACATAAGCTCACCTTGACTACCAACCTTGAAACCATTTAGGTAGTTAATTCTGCCAGTGAAATTGCCACCACCAAGTGCAGGAAGTGTACCAACACCTATAGCAGTTTCCACATGAGGGTTTGACTTATTGTTTACATGATTGTTAGTGGTAGTTACTATTGGAGATAGCAAACCATCTATTTGGCTTTTAGTATATCCACCTATTTGTGCAATAGTCTCACTATGTGCAAGTGGCGTACCAACATGAGTATTATGTTGGCTGAACATACCTTGTGTAATACCATCATATGCAGCTTTGGTATATGCAAGAACAGGAGTCCAATCTTCATCAGCAAATGTTTCTGGCCCTTCTTGTTTAAGATAGTCCATGTATTCTGAGTAAAGAGTGTCAACACCATCTTCATGTATAATAGGATTGACAATATCAACCACACTAATAAACATCTGAGGTACACCATTATATACAGCAATGGCACCAAACTGATAGTTAACTGTAGATTGATATAGCTCCCAACCATTCTGTAGCTTCTGAAGTTCTATATCTTCAAACCTTTTGAGTATATAGTTTTCCCACTCTTGAGGTTCAGTTTCTGCTTCCCACCCTTTCAAATACTTACCTGGGCCACCTTCACCACTAGGATGATCTACATCATCATCAGGGTCTACTACTTGTGAGAAAGAGTCGGTGGCCCAATTGTAATTAAGTCTACTATATCTTGTGGCCATACAACCTCCCTACTTTAAGTAAACTCTCATTAGTATATGGTGTAGTATCAATGATACCACGGTTGTCTTGTACTACGAACTTTACACCAGTAGGTCTTACCATGTTCATAGTCAGACCAATACCTACACGCTGCAATTGTCCCAAGTTTTCATGGATAGTAATTAATGCATTGTTAGGTGAAGGCTCTGTTATCTCTGTATCACACTGCATACCAACGACATAATCTATAAAGTTAAGTACGTGTTCAATTCTACAATTGGTGCTATTTTGGATAATTTTTGCATATATAATGTTACGATAACTTGAGTCATCTAGTATCAAATCATTACTGTCTAGTTGTCCTCTGCCCTTATATACACCACCTAAAGTTCTATCATAGTAAGAGCCAATAGAAGGAACTTTAGATTCAGGATCATCATAGAAACCAAAGTAACCAATAGGTGAAGCACCATAGAAGATACGACCTATACCTACAATCTCTCCAATAATATCTAGTTGATAACCATAAGCATCTGCTAAGTATCTATAGTTAATAGTATCTTCAATAGCTTTAACTAATATATCTATTTCACCCACAAAAGCTTTAATGTAGTTTTGTAGGTTTGGAGAATCTTTGTATTGCCATATGAGTATATCTACAACTTTTTCTGTTGGTACGATAAACTCTACTGTTTTGCTTGGTTTAAGAGCCACTTACCACCACCTTGCTAGTATCTGTCCTAGCTCGTTGCTGTACAGTTATTGGCAAGTCAGCTGTACCCATAGTGCCAGATGCAGTAAACTTAATAGTAATACTTGTTACTGATACATTAGGTGTAGCTTCAAGAACCACGTTAAACAGTTTAGACCAAACAACATCATCAGATATTTGCAAGTTGTTTATATACTCTACAAGTGCATTCTGTGCAAGACTTTCACTATCAAGTGAAGCACCTTGCAGCTTCTTAATCACAACAGCAATATCAATATCAATAGGTACTGGTCTGCTAATACCAATAGGGTGAGGATAGCCTCTAGTGTCATAAACTTGAGTAACAATATCACCAAAAGCTTGACAACCAATTGGTTTGTTATCGTAAATAGCCTTAGAGATTTCCTCTGGAGTACCACCCTCTACAATAGTTAAGAAGCTGTGAGCAGGTATACCATTAACAGGAACATTTTCATAGTTCTCAATAATAGCAATATAGGGAAGTCTCAATCTAATAACTGCTGCATATATAGCATCAATAGAAGATGTACCAGCGTTAACTACTAAAGATTCCCTTCTGGCTCTTAGTGCTGGATCTTCTTCTGAGATAATACCAGTGATTCCAGGCTCTAGGTTAGTTGCAGAAGATAAGCCTGCAATAACATCTGTAATGGTATTTACTTCGTTAGCTGCAATGTATATAGCTCCAGGTGTTGTACACTCAGCAGTTACTACTTCTGGTATTACAGCATCAGCTATAGTAGCAAACTCCAAATCATCAGAAGTTTTAATTATATATCCTTTTGGTATCAGTGTGCCGTTCGATCCATTGAAAGTAATAGCAACTGTTGTTGGCTGGTTACTAATCCTAGTTACACCATTCAGTTCACATAGTTTATCTAGTCCTACACCAAAAGAACTGGAAGGACTATAGGCATTGTAAGCAGCCTCAGCTTGTTGCCACATAGTTGCAAGCAAGTTTGATATAACACCAATTACTTGACCATCAGCACTTTCAGGTGATGTATCAAATCCTGTACCAAATTTTGCAACCATGCTGCTATTAATATCGTTTGTAATCTCTACTAGGCTTCTAGGTATGAAGCCTTCATTCGTAACTCCAGCCATATTAGCCTCCTACTGTTATATTGTTTGAGAACTCTCCCCAATCTGATTGGGCAACAAATGTGATTGTAAGTATCCTAGTATCTTTATTCAAACTAAGTTCAATATTTAATACATCCTGAACATGATCTACTTTTCTGATCTCATCTGTTACCAGAGCTTGTATTAAGGATATGTCTGGAGCTTTAGTGAATACACTATCAAACCAAGGCATACCAAGCTCAGGATTAGGAGGCCACTCACCAAGAATAGTTTGTAGTCTATTCCTAACTAGCTGTGCTGTTAGTGCTAAACCCTCTACTCTTTCTGCACCTCTGCCTACTATAATGTCCCAAGTAGAGGGATCTAGTTGTAAATTTCCTGCCATATATTACTCCTTAAGCATCAGGTATTGGCCCATGGTTGTGAGTATGAGTGGACAGGTTAACAGTCTTAGCTGTAACTTCAGTGTTAGACTTTATAGTTCCCGTCACCAGAAGCTCACCAGTTATTTTGACATTACCTGTGATGTTTGTATTTGGAGCGGTAACTTCTACAAGACTGTTAGCAACTACTTTTACAGTAGGTGTAGTCAAATCAAGTTCCACTTGAGATAGAACTTCTATTACACCATTTGGCTTAAGTGTTATACGTTGACCTCTATCTACATTTCTTAATTCTACATCTGTAGGGCTAAAATTAGGTATTGCTTTAGCTACTGGATTAAAACCAACTATACATAAGGTGTCATCTATATCATGATCCTTAAAATATGCAGGTTTAGGTATACCAGAACTATACTTACCTATCTCATCAGAATTGTTATACAACCAATGCTCATAACCTTTCTGGCTGAATATAACTAAACAACTGTCACCAACAGCTATAGGGAAAGTAATACTATAACTACCACACTGAGGGAAGTGTACAGGAACATCAGTAAGTATTGGATATTGTATAGTTTCATAAAGAGTGCCAATACCATTATAAAACCTTTCCATAGCTAACTTAACTGTAGCTAATTGTGTCACAGGATCAAATGAAGTAATGGTTCCAGGATATGCAGTATTTGAATTACTCATACATTCACCAATATATTACTGTCATCTATTACCTGAGATAAGTCTCCAGGTTCTATAATAAATAACCTAATACCGCTAAACTTAATTGGATCTAATTCTGCATCAGCAGCGTTTACAACATAGATATTAAATGGTATTCCATACTGTCCCAGTATGTTAACTCCACCTCTAATACATAAACCTTTAATTGATACATCATTATATCTAAAGTCGCATATCCAACAGAAGGTGAATATATTCCACCTCATTGCTGACATATATACTGTACCACCTTTATAATCAAAAGTGTTACCATAGCCTCTTTCAACTCTAATTCTCTTAGCCATTAGCATCTACTCCTGTAGCTACCTGTAAGATATTAACTCCCTGTTTAGTAAGCATACCGAACATGTTGTCCAGCCATGAACCTGTAGTATCATTCTTTACAGCTTCGAGAGCCTTAGAAAGTTCAGGGCTTATATAACCTGCTATGCCACCCTCTACCATGTACAACTTTTCAAATGATAAGCTAACAGGTAGCACACTGGAGTTAGAAACGTTCTGAGTAATTGAGGCACTTCTTATAACACTGTTCTCATATGTACCAAGAATAGTAGATACATGAACAATAGTACCTTGCATTACAAGTTCCTTTATAAGTTCAAACGCATCTTTTGTAGGACTACTATCTTTGTACATAAGGTTATCAACAACATTACCGGCACTGCCCAGCAAACTTCCAAGTACAGGACTTCCTCCACGAGCAAGCATACTGCCAGCAACTTTACCTACAGTACCTACGGATACAATATCAACAGGCATAGCAACATCTGTAACCCAACCATTCAAATTGAATTGTGGATTCTTTCTTATAGTGTGTTCGCTAACAATAAAACCATTACTAATTGGATAACCAGTTACTTCATTAGAGAAGTTATGACTTTCAGATAGTACAACATCTAATGACATAGACTTCCAAATAGTTGTGTCTAATTCTTCAGGTTCATTTTTGGCAGCTTCTTCCTCTCCAAATATGGTGCCTTTAATTGCACTAACACCTTTGTCTAGTTTATCACCTATCCATTCTTGAGCTTCATTTACATAGCCCTGTGCTTGCTGTAAAAGATTCTTTTCTGGTTCAGTCTCTTTCTTACTCTTCTCCGTACTCCAGAAGATTATTGATTTAGTAAATGCCATAATTAATCTCCTTAATCATTATGCAGTTGATTAGCCATAGCTAAATAGTTTAGTGAATGTTCACCAACTCCTTTCCCTTCATACTTGCCGTGGTTTACTATGTTATCTGACAACTCATTACCAGCAATATAGTTCCCATAGAATGCTTCAGGAGTAAACTTATCTCCATACCTTGACTTAATTTGCTCAATGTATTTCTTAACACCTTGCACACTTTGTCTAAAGTTTGTTCTATCTTTTACACCTAAATTGCTGGCTGTATCTGGCATAAACTGGAAAGGCCCAACTGCTCCTGCTGGAGATACAGCATTCATTTGTACTTCATTGTGCCCTCTATTTTCTATTTGAGCTACAGTCATTATCATTTCTTTAACATCTTCTCTTCCACCAGATGCTTCTTCTATAACTCTCATTTGGTCATCATTAAACTTAACCATTTTTGCAGCTTTAACACCTTTATCTACATTACGATAAGTATCACCA